TTTAAAATAAATGGAGCGCCTAGAGGGATTCGAACCCTCGCACCTGGTTCCGGAGTTCTGTTTTATATGGAAAGAATTATTTTTAAAAAGTGTGATTTAATCGGTAAAATCAATATGTCTGGCGGACTTATTTGTGGGGCTAAAAGGGGTTAAAAATGGCAAAGTGGAGCAAAATATGGGTGAGATTGCTCCACAAACTGCTCCACTTTTTAACCATAAATCTGATTAATTTTTTCTATAATCCGTTCATCATAACTTGGGATAGCATGGCCATATAAATCTAAGGTGTGGCTTACTCTTGCATGACCTAACCGGCGGGATACTTCTATAATCGGAATACCGGCGGCTAATAATAGGGTGGCGTGGGTATGCCGCAAGCAATGGAAATTTCTATGAGGCAGTTCGCATTGTGTAATTACTTTTTTCCAGGCACGTTCTAAAGCCTCAGGGCGGACAGGGTTATTATTTACATTTCTAAAAACAAGCGTTTCTTGCTTGATATCTATTGTCTTTTCGTTATTTCTCAATTCCTGCAGTGCGGCGGTGACCGTAGCGGGGATTGAGATTTTTCTTTTTCCCGATTTTGTTTTCGGAGGCTGAAATGTAATGTCACTGCCGACACGCTGTAATTGTTGGCGGATGGTAACGGTGCCATTCTTCAAATTTACGTCTTTCCAACGCAAGCCCAACACTTCACCCCTACGCATGCCAGTATGAGCCGCCAAAAGGAAAATAGGATAGAAAGCGGGGATTTTATCCTTTGTGTAAGAAAGTATTTTGTTAATTTCATCTTTATTAAATATGCCGGGTTCATCCCGGAGAATCTTTTTTGCTTTTGCAAGACGGACGATATTCTTCTGAATGATACTTAGATCAACAGCCTGCTGAAATGCAGCATGTAAAAGAACATGAACTTTGCGGGAACAGTCCGGAGTTAAACTATTTAACAATTCTTGTACATGAGATACAGTACAGGACTGGAGAGGGATTTTTGAAATAGGCTCAATCTTTGCGGCAAGATAGAGATATCGTTCGTATGTACTGGCTCTGACAGTATCCTTTTTATAAGTAGAAAGGAAATACAAAAGCCACTGACCGACAAGCATATCTGATGATGCAACAAAATTACCGTCACGCTCTGCTATTTTCTGCCGTGACATCCAGTCCATAGCATCGTCTTTCTTCTTAAAACGCTTGGAATACCTTCTTCCGTTAATCATAACAAAAGCACGATAACTGTCATGAAGCTTATCGTAAATCAAGGATCCTCTTTTATACTGTTTCACGCAACCGCATCCTCTTTCCGTTGTTACCAGTGGTATTATGGTTCGGTTTTAAAATTTTAAACCTTTTAATTTAATATCTGCTATCGATTTGTCATACACAATGAACATAGACCGCGAAACATCTTCCAGTTTTCCGTTGTTTACATCTTCTGAAATTTTATATTTATATTCTCCGGAGTGGACATCTATAATTGTTAATACGGTTTGCCCTTTAAATTTCATTGTTGTATGAAATAATCCGGGGGCATTTATTTTATCAATATAAAATTGGCTATATACGATGTAGTCGGCATTCAGGAGTTTTCCGATATTAATCAAACTGTTGTACTGAACGAAATATCAATCTTATTATCTAAAATATAATCATTAGCGACCTGCGCTGTTTTTTCTTCAGGTATCATGGATCCTTGCATAGCATTCACAATCAACTGCTGCTTTGATTTTAGTTCATTCAACTCATTTTTATCTTTTGTAGATTGTCTTGCGCCAGCCATTAAAACTGCGACATTTGGAGCCGACGCATAAACGATATTAAATGTAAATAAAGACATGATAGTAATTAATAGTGTAATCAACAATTCTACTTTTTTCATTTTTCGACTCCTTTATAAATGACGTGCCCCGTAAGAAATAGACTTAAGATAAACCAATTGATATGGAATACCGAACGTACGCGCCAGATTATAAATATCTATTTCCGGATGACCAGCTATCAATTCATCGGGGAACAGCAATTCTACGGCAAACTGATTCGCTTCTTTTTCAATCTTGCAGTTAGCAATAAAAGAATTTCTATTAAAAGCATGGGTGCCGGCGTGCGGATGAAGCAGCGCATGGCCGAGCTCATGAGCACAAATAAACGGCTGAAGAAACGGATCGGCATGATCATTTATCCGTATTGTTTTGATGCGAAAAAGATTACTGAAATATCCCAAATTCTTTCCGAGCTCTTCATATAAGATATGGATGTTATTTTCCGCAGCAATACGGAACGGATTCCTTGAGTCGTGTATATCCGCTATATCATTTGCGAACCTCTTTATGTCCATATTGTTTTTCCTTTTTCAATTTGAATAAAGAAAAAGGCCTTATGGATATCTCCATAAGGCCTTGCGGGCAAGCCGCGTCTTCAAAAATAGATTTTCATCTAAGCGGGCAAGCCGCTTTCTGTATCTATAGTATACAGATGTTTTATCTTTTTTGCAAGCCTTATGTACGAGTAAATAATTTAATGATTTCTTTGTCTAATTTGTCCAGTGTATTATCAGAAAGTTTAATACCGTAAAGTGGATGTGTGCGTTTTCTTGGTACGACAAGTCTGGATTTGCTTAAAGTCATCAGGTTTTCTGGCAATAGATAGCTGGTTTGTCCCAGTTTAGGGTTTATGTTTAAAAAATCAGAAAATTCGTGAGCAGTATTGATAATTTTATCTAATGTTTTCTGTAGAGGATCATTAGGGAGTAAGTCGGCTTTTATTTGAGTGACACAATGAATCGCTGCACGTTCCACTTGGCTATAAGAACCAATGGCAGGATATCCGATTTTTACACCTTTATCATTGAGTTCTGCCTCAATATTACGGAGTGGGCGCCAAAATGTAGATCTTTCTTTCTCCATAATAGAACTCTCAAGACAATCAGATAACTCAGTATATATAGGAATTCCGTATTTGTGTTTTTTTGAAGTTATGGGAACTATTGTAACATTATGATTCTTATAAGAGCTGTTTCGTATGGCAACGCAGAAGTGAGTGTTTCTAAATTCATTATGTATGTTATACCCCATCCGCATAAGTAAAACCTGTCCTCTGCGGATATAAGGGATACCAGCATAGTTGTATGAAGATTCATTATCTATGCAAGACAGGTAAAACCTCAGCCATCTCATGAGTAGTTTATGTTTGGCGGGATTTTTGGACTCTAATTGTTGCAGAAAAATGTAAACATCTTTGTTTGTAAAATTTGGCATAATTAAGATCGTACCCCCATTCCTTTATTTACGATATTTCTTTGGAGTAAACTTCTCTTTAGCTTTTAATTTTGCAAAGCGGAGGGCGTTTTCAAGAGATGCTTTCATGTACTCCCGTGTTTCCGGATCCATCGGTTCTCCGCCGTTATACATAGCAATAGCATCTTGACTGTCCATATCGTTCAAAATGTCGGACAGTCTTTTTTGGATGTCTTTTTCGTCTTTTTGAGTAAGTGAAGGTTGGAAATCTGTAGGAACATCATTCAGTCGGATGGAAATATCTTTATCAAGTAATTTATATAATCTTTCTGATGTCATATTCATTGCAATCGCTAAATTGTGCAAAAATGTGATTGATGGATTTACAGGTTTACCTGTTTTAGAGTCTTTACCGTTCTCAATCATGCTTATGTATGGTTTGGAACATTTAGCAAGTTTTGCAAGATCGTTTTGTGTTAATCCATTTTGCATTCTGTAATTTTTTACTATATCGGACAATCGCAATTTAATCACCTCATTTCTTTTATACATATTAGCATATAGATAAGAGGGTGTAAACTGCACTTAATAAATTTACTTTATCACACTTTACTTTTTGTGTTAAGTATGGTAAAGTATAAAACGAAAGGAGAAAGAGAGGTGAAAAAAAGTGAATAAAGTAAAGTTTTATAGGGAAAAAAGGAAATGGAGTGTAAGGCAGTTAGCAGATAAAGCAGGTGTTACTCCACCGACGATATATGATATTGAATCTGAAAAACCGGCGGATATTAAATTCTCAACCATGCTTGCAATAAGCAAGGCGTTAAACCTTACAATCGACACTCTTTTTTTACCATAAAAGTTAAGTATAGTTAAGAAAAAGCGAAAGAGAGGAAATAAAAATGGAATTTGAATTTGAAAGTGAAGAGATGAAAGAAGCAATGAAGAAAGTAGAAGAAACCAGAAAAGAGTATTTAAAAGCATTGCATGATTTAGGAAAGATTGTATATGAAGATGGTGAAAAACTGGTACTTGTAAGAAAAGAAAAATAAGCCCACTGCTATGGACTTATTTCTGTGAAACTATTTGTTTTGTTCATCGTAGGAACGAAGCGCGGCTATGATGGCTTTTTCCACCAACGAGAGAACATTGGCTTGGATTTCCGCATCAGCAGTGATGGTATCCAATGAAAATCCAAATTCCAGAGAGCGGTCAATAGCATCGCGAATTTTTGTTTCATCAAGCATAGAAAATCACCCCCTTTCTATCTCCATTATAGCAAGGGGGAAGCTAAAAAAAGGAAGGGAAAAGAGAGGTGAGGGAAATGTCTGATGAGAATTTGGTCAGAGTTGCGTTTATTATTTCGGTATTGTCACTGTCAATATCTGTTGTAGGATTCATCATTGTTTGTTCTCGATGATATCAGTTACAAAAAGTATTGTAAAACGCAAGAATGAAAGATGCGACAGATACAACGAGGGTGAGATAGCCGCAAAGCCGGATATCCCAAAACCTATCAGATTCATTTTGTTCCCAATCTTGAAGAGCTTTTTTCCCACGTCTGCTTATGGAAACAAATCCAGTGTATTCAGATTGAGGCATGCCGTCGTCATCACTGTAATGACGATATTCCTTATCAAGATAAGAGGAATCAGAAATAGGAATACGGAGCCCTTTGTGATTGGGATAGTTCATGTCATAAGACACTTTTGAAAGTTCCCGAATGCGGAGACTTGTAACGCCGGGATCCGAATGAAAATGACTAACGATTTTTTCTTCAGTAACTGGTTCGTTATCTTTTACATATTCAAGGATTTCAAAGTCAAATTTTGTTAAATCGCTGAATTCAAGCATAAAAATCACATCCTTTCAGAACACAGTATATCAAAAGGAAAGTGAATAAAAAAGAAAGAGAGGGAAGACGTGCTTACAAACACAAAGGATTTCTGCAAGGCAACGGGATATCCGGTCACAACGATACGAATGCTGTGCAGGATAGGGGAGATACCGTTTATCCCGTCGGGGAAAGCATATCTGTTTGACCCTGAAGATGCGGAAGCGGCTATCCGGCGAAAAATGGAAGAGAATGCGCAGAAACGGAAAATGAAACAAAGCGGATATGATTTCCGGGCGGAAGTTAGAAAGATGAGGGCGTAAAAATGGTAGATAAGGTAATAAATTGGATCTGGTTGTTCGTGTTTATCACAATGATTATTGCGGTTGTGGAGAAATTATCATGCTTAAATTTCTAACCGCATTCATGATTACTGTCGGTATCGCAGGGTACGCAGTACAGCCAGAGCCACCGTCAATCTCATACGCGGTGAACATTTCAAAAGGAGAAACCTTATGGGATGTATGTGACCGCATTTCCGGCGGGAGGGAAAATCTCCAGGAATTAGTATGGAGAACCGCGAAAGAAAACAACATCAAAGACCCGGGAACATTACAGCCCGGACAAGAAATCGTTGTCAAAGTGAGGGAAATCCAGAATGTACGAGCTGAAGATACAAGCAGATAACGAGCTGAAACAATACGATATCGCAGTAAAAGGCTTCGACGATAAATTCTTTTCATTAGCAGTTGCCGTTGCGATTAACGAGCTATACCGCGACCAGTGTCCGCCGGAACTGATAGGAATGATGAGCAGCCGTGATCCGGAAGTCAGAAAAAGAGTTATTGATACGATGGAAAAGTGCCTTCTTGCGAAAATGGAGAAAGGAGATCAGGAATGGAAAAAAGAGAATATATAGAAGGTCAGTTACTCTACATCGCTCACCCTTACGGAGGCGATGAGAAGAACAAAGAAAGAGTACAGACATATTTAAAAATGTTGCAAGCGAAATACCCAGAAAAAACATTGTTTTCCCCATTGCACAATTGGGGATATGCACCATATGACAAGGAGCATCAGCATAAGCCGATGAAAGACTGCTTAGAAATGCTGCAGCGATGCAATGCGCTGATACTCTGTGGAGACTGGGAAAAAAGCCAGGGGTGCAATCAAGAATATGCCGCTGCGTATGTAATGGATATGCAGATCTATGAAATGAAACCGACGGGGGAAATATGCAGCGTAGACTGATATGCCACGAATGCAAGAAAGCAATTCCCGCCGAATATGTGATGTGGACGAAAGACGGAAAAGGAAACATGGTTCCTGTCCATCGGGATTGTTCATTCTACGTTTATCGAGCCGATGAGACATGGAGATATTCAAAGAAAAGGAGAAAAAAGTGAGATTCAAACTACCGGAAGCGGCATTCCGAAAACTATGCCGGCTTGTCAAACAAAGAGACGAGGAGCTGGCGGAAACGTATCAGTCTATTATCGGAGAGTGGCCGCCGTCGCGCGGGGAAGTCCACCACGCGAAACACGCAGGCAGCGGGGGGCCGGACAAAGAGGATAATCTTATCCATCTGTCATACGAAACGCACCGTTTCAAAGCACACGGACTCTCCGGCACGAGAAAACAGTACATGGATGAACAAATCAAAACCTATCTTAACTGTCATGCGGTTAAAGAATGGAGAAAAGAACATGAAATGGAACTGCAGGAACTTTATAAAACGGAAGAAGAACGAAGAATCAAAAAGAAAAGAGCAGGATGTATTCCGAAGAAGCCCAAGTGGGCGAAGTACTGACATATATCTTTTGTGGGACAACGTCCGGAAGAAGCCTATCGGCTGGCTGATAGAAGAAACACCGGATAAAGAACGGCTGATACCACAGAAAGAAATGCCGGTATTTTTTATGGATGAAAACAACACTTATACATCATCAGGCGGACGAAAATTCAAGATAATAAAAAATCCACGCGGGCACTGGATCGTCCAAAGCGGGGACAGAAAAGAAAGGGTGATCATAGAGTGGCAGTCATGAAATTAGCAGGTGGGAAAACAGTAGAAGTTTACCGCAACAGGAAATGCCGTGTATGCAAATCGAAAGTATTCCAGACCGTATGCTGCAGAAAAGAAAAAGCCAATATATGCCAGAATCACTGCAGAAAATGCGAACATTACCTGGACTTTATGCAGAGATGCATATACCGAGAAAAAACAGAAGAGCCAGAAGAAGAGAACAACGAAAAAGAAGAAAAATAAAACCGCCCAGGGAAGAATCCCGAGCGGAAGTGCCGTAGCACCAAATCACTACATAAATTATAAGTGAAACGGCACAAAATGTCAAGAAAAAAGGGGATTTCAGCCCCTTTTGAGGACTTGATATAGTAGTTAATTCTTGGAACAGGAATTTAAAAAAGTGCCGTACCGAAAAGAAATATTTCAAGCCCCCGGAATTTACGAGGTGAAAAAATATCACACCTACCGATTAGGGGGAAACAGAGTCAGAGGTCCAAATATTCAAAAAACAGATAAAGGACTCAAGAAAAGAAACTCCCGCCGGGCGAAAACAAAACTTTATCGGCTCATAGCAACGAATTTCAAAAGAGATGATCTGCGTATTGACTTGACATATGCAAATCCGGAGCCGCCAGCAGAAGAAGCAAAAAACAGAATAAGAAAATTTATCAGAGACCTCCGCAAAAAATATAAAAAGAAAAATGCGGAACTGAAATACATCTACGTCACAGAACATGTCCGCCATCGAGTACATCATCACATCTTGATTAATGACCGCGGAATATCAAGATCAGAAATCAATGAATGCTGGCCGTGGGCAAAATTCAATTACAGATCATTTCGGTACTTTGACGGGAGCCCAGAAGACTGCATGAGACTTGCGGAATATTTTGTAAAAGAAACCGATGAAGAAATCCGAAATGAAAATGCCGTACAGAAAATCCGGTGGGTACCATCTAAAAATCTGAAGCAGCCAAACGTGAAAAAGGTAACAATCTACGCCAGGAAATGGAAAAACAATCCGGCACCGAAAAAGGGATACCAGATAGTCAAAGTAGAAAGCGGCTACACAGCAGACGGATTTCCTTATCAGTTTTACAGAATGTACAAAGTAAACGAAAGGAACGTATGGCCAATCACGCAGTCGAGAGTACCGAAGAAGAAAAAAGAATGTACTGTGAAACAGGCAAGAGACAAGCCGAGGAGAAGAACATGAAAACATACATGGAATTTTTGAAAGACAAAGTGATAAAAGCACCTATCTCAGGAATAGAAGTCAGTCCGACGGATATCAGTCACGCATTGAAACCGCATCAGAGAGATGCTGTTTTGTGGGCGCTCAAGGGCGGGCGCAGGGCATTGTTTGAAGCATTCGGGCTGGGGAAAAGTATTCAGCAGCTGGAATGGTGCCGTGTACTCATCGAGAAAATAGGAGGAAAAGCATTGATTGTCTGCCCGCTAGGCGTCAAGCAGGAATTTGCGGAAGACGCGGTTCATCTGCTCAATATCCCCGCTCCGACATATGTAAGAAATATGGAAGAAGTCAAAGCCGCAGACAATAGAATTCTGATTACAAACTACGAAAGAATCCGCGACGGAGATATAGATCCCCATTACTTCACAGCCTGCAGCTTAGATGAAGCGTCCGTTTTAAGAAGCTTCGGTAGCAAAACATACCAGACATTTCTGCCAAAATTCAAAGGCGTGAAATACAAACTTGTTGCCACGGCTACACCCGCACCAAACAGATATAAAGAATTAATTCACTATGGTGGATATTTAGAAATCATGGATACGGGACAAGCATTGACACGTTTCTTTCAGCGGGACAGTACAAAAGCAAATAACCTTACTCTCTATCCGCATAAAGGAAAAGAATTCTGGCTGTGGCTGTCTACCTGGGCACTGTTTATCCAAAAGCCCTCTGATCTGGGGTATAGCGACGAAGGATATAACCTTCCGCCGCTGCAAGTGAATTACCACATGTTGGCAAACACCAAACCTGTAAACGAAGAAGAAAAGAACGGTCAGGTCAAACTTATAAAAGACTTTGCCGTGGGTCTTTCGGCAGCGGCCAAAGAGAAAAGAGAGAGCATCGATATTCGGCTGGCAGAGACCAGAAAGATTATAGACCAATCACCGGCGGAGCATTTCATCGTCTGGCACGATCTGGAGAGCGAGCGGCATGCCATCAAAAATGCAATCCCAGAAGCTAAATTTATCTACGGCTCACAGGATATGGAAGAACGGGAGAAAAACACCATAGGATTCTCACGTGGAGATTTCCGCATTCTGGCAACAAAAAAAGAGCTTTCAGGAAGCGGGTGTAACTTCCAAAAACATTGTCATAGACAGATATTCATGGGAATTGACTATGAATTTAATGACTTCATTCAGGCAATACACAGGTGTTACCGCTTCCTGCAAACAAAACCTGTCATCATAGACATCATATACATGGAAACAGAACAGCAGGTGCTAGAAGTACTGAAAAAGAAATGGGAGCAATATAACAAACTCACGGAAAGCATGGAAGAAATAGTCAGGAAATATGGACTGTCACGAAACGATGCCATCATTGAAATGCAAAGGAGTATAGGCGTGGAAGAAGTCATAACAAAAGGGAAAAACTACATCGCGATACATGGCGACTGTGTTGAAGAAACGGGGAAAATGCAAGATAACTCAGTGGACATGCTTCTTACATCAATTCCGTTTGGAAATCACTATGAATACTGTGCAAGCTATAACGATTTCGGGCATAACGAAAATACAGACAAATTTTTTGAGCAAATGGATTATTTAACGCCGAATTTGCTTAGAATTTTGAAGCCAGGAAGAGTATATGCATGCCACGTGAAAGACCGTGTACTATTCGGGAACGCAACGGGAACAGGCATGCCGACGATTGAACCGTTCCATGCATTGACCATCATGCATTACATGAAACACGGCTTCCAATTCTTCGGCATGATAACCGTCATAACAGACGTGGTCAGGGAGAACAATCAGACATACCGTCTTGGATGGACCGAACAGTGCAAGGACGGCACAAAAATGGGAGTGGGCTGCCCGGAATACATCCTGCTGTTCAGAAAGCTCCCTACGGATACATCAAGAGCCTATGCAGATACACCTGTCACAAAGAGTAAAGAAGAATATACCCGCGGGCAATGGCAATTAGACGCTCATGCATTCTGGAGAAGCAGCGGAAACAGGCAATTGTCCGTTGACGACCTGAAAGACATGCCCATATCGGATATACGCAAACTGTACAACAAATACAGTAAAGAAACCGTGTATGACTTTGATAAACATGTAGAGATGGCCAATGCGATGGACGAAAAAAACAAACTGCCCGCCACATTTATGTGCATAGATCCCGCAAGCTGGTCTCCTGACGTGTGGGACGATGTAAACCGTATGAGAACACTCAACACAGAACAATCACAAAGGAGAAAACAAATGCACCTCTGCCCTCTCCAGTTTGACATAGTAGACAGACTGATTAACCGGTACACAAACGAAGGAGAAACCGTGCTTGACCCCTTCGGCGGACTGATGACAGTACCGCTGGAAGCCATGAAAGCAGGGCGGAAAGGCATAGGAATAGAACTCAATCCGGAATACTACCGTGACGGATGCTGGTATCTCAAGCGGGAAGAAGACAACCAGGAAACACCAACACTCTTTGATTTCATGGAGGTATAAATGAACGAAATAGATTATATCAATGCATATAAAGGTTATAGGAAATGGCAGAAGCTTGTATACGGTATGATCCCGTGCAGAGTGGGAAGAGCAATTACCGCCATGGTAACCATAGCCGGTGTAGTAATATTGGCGTCACTGATAACACTGATTACCAGTCCGATAGTCATCATAAAAGCAGCAATTAAGAAAGTATATGAAGATGGTCCGCAAGAAATCATGATGGCCATTGAATTTAAAAGAATAAAAAACGGATATGAACAGTACATAAAAGATATAGGAGGCATTCAATGACAGACACAGAAGAAATACTGAAAATATCCCGAGGATTTCCGGCGGAACCATATAGCAATACAGAACTGTTTAACGCTATGGCGGCGTACCTGATCGGCGGTACAACCATCATCCATGGAAAGAAAATACGCGGAGTAAAATCACGGAAAACAAATCTGAAAAGAGCGGCGGCACTGCTTATACATGAAATTAACAGAATAGACGAGGCAGAAGAATGAACTACATCAAACCATTTACAGACATATTCGGTATCAAGCCTGGAGAAGAATTCGGCATATTATTTCCGGCGGAGAAGAGAGTATCAAAACACTTCTATATAGATGAAAGGAAAGGCTTGATGGTGCTGGTCGGGAAGAACTGGACAAAAGCCAACGGAACGCTAATAGAAAAGATCCTCATTGGAGATGTTGAAATCAGAAAGCTAAAAAAGAAAGGAGCATAACAATGATCAGGAATTTATGGATTATTTTATTTTCGGGGGTATTTATATGCGGGCTAACAGGAATTATAAAAGCGGAATGGATAACGACAGAACTCACAGTATATACGCCATATGAATGTCATAACGAACATACCGCATCGGGAACCATCCCGACAGAAGGCAGAACTATAGCGTGCAACTGGCTGCCATTCGGAACAAGAGTACAGATATACGGACACTGGTATACCGTGGAAGACCGGGGCGGCATGGAAGGCATAGACATATTTAAAAACTCATACGATGAAGCGATAGAGTTCGGACGCAGGAATGCGGAAGTATACATAGAGAGGTAAGAAGATGAACACAGTACAAATCACAGGGAATCTTGCCAAAGATCCAATTATCAGAGCAACGAAGACAGGGAAAGCCGTAGCGTCATTTTCCGTGGGTGTAAGTAAGAGAATCACAAAAACGAACGGGGATATTTTAGATCTGACTGATTGGGTCAATGTAACCGCCTGGGGAAAACTGGCAGAGACAGTAGGTAATGAACTCACAAAAGGAAGCTATGTCTTTATCGAAGGGCGGTACTCTACAAGATCATATGACACACCGGACGGACAAAGACGGTATATTACCGAAGTAGTAGCGAATGTAATTGCAAAACCGATTGGAAGTAATCAACAATCAATGAATGCAGGCTTTTCCAGCGGAACATCTGTAACGCAATTTTCCGCACCTGTAAAATTTGAAGACATGGGAACTGTGAGTAAAGAGCCGGGATATAATCAGCCGGAGTATGAACAAGATGAAATCCCTTTTTAAAGGAGGACAAAATGGACAAATTAATTGACGTAGCGAGTGTAGTGATATTTATCAGCATGATCATGTATGCCGCAATTAAACTCGACGAAGCGGCGAAAAAACTGCGAGATGAAGAAGAGCGGATTTATGAAGAAAGGAAGCTGAAATGAGAAGAGGTTTTGAAAAAGTAAGCGGATATGAATATGTAAACTTGCCACAGAGAAAGACAAAGCAATCAGCGGGGTATGACATTGAAAGTGCCATTGATGATGTAATCACACCTGGCGAAACAAAATTGATTCCAACAGGACTAAAAGCATATATGGGTGAAAATGAATGGATGGGAATCTATATAAGATCAAGCATTGCGGTTAAGTATGGAATTATTTTGGCAAACAGTGTAGCGGTAATTGATTCAGACTACTACAACAATCCAGACAACGAAGGGCATCTCATGTTGCCAATTAGAAATGTATCAGGAATGCCTTATACAGTAAAAAAAGGAGACAGAATCGCACAAGGAATATTCCATCAATATTACAAAGTGGATGGTGATAGTGCTGATGGAAGCAGGACCGGCGGCATAGGAAGTACAGGAAAATAGAGATACATGAAAAAGAGGGAAAAATGAAAAAGATAGAGATAACTTTTGACGAAAAAGGAACGCACATTAACGTCAGCGAAATCGGGAAAGATGAAATAAAAAGTGCCGCCTATGCATTACTACATAAGATGCATGAAGATTTTGACGTGTCAAACAGAGAAATAGTAGTGATTATTGATGATTTTTTTTATCAAATAGAGTACGAAACATGAGTAAAAGTAAAGAAGAAGCAGTAATGCAATATGCAATAGCAGAACATTTTGGTAATAAGAATATTGTAATTCCGAATATTAGCTTTGCGAGAATATCATGCAGAATAGAAAAATATGATAAAGGCGGTTGCTTTATTGGGTATAAATATCCGTTTTCGGGTGTCAAGCATGAAGCTGACTTGATATTAATAAACGAAAATGATTATTTAACGGAGGTTGAAATCAAAGTTAGTTATAGTGACTTCTTAGCAGATTTCAAAAAGAAAGAAAAACATCTTACAAAGTACACGAAGGCAGTCTATTATGCGTTTCCGCATAACATGTACAAAGAAAATGAGGGAAAAATCAAGAAAGTGCTGTTTGAAAAATTCCCGGAAGCAGGAGTAATTATTGTTAATGCAGAAGAAATGGCAGTAGACATAATAAAGAATGCTGAATATTTCAATGTTGAAAAAATCCCAATTGAAGTAAAAATTGGGTTGATGCGGATCGGGTGTCAGAAATGGTGGAGGAGGAAATGAAACAGGATAAAGAAAAATGGGTAATAGGAATTGGTGGAGATCATTTTAACTGTGATGATACATACCCCAGCAAAGAAGAAGCAATAAAGGCGGGACGCAAGGAACTCATGAATGCTAAACCGTATAATCAAGAACCTTATGCAGGTTATTCAGAGGTTTTTAATGATTATATTTATAACGATATTATATGTTTCTATGTTGGGCGATTAACAAGACCCAAGCCAAAAGCAGACATTGACAACATAATCGAAGACCTGGTGAATGATGAAAGTTATATTTACGGTGTATATTACGATGGTTTTCTTGAAGACGTCACAGAGGAACAAAAGAAAGATCTTGAGAAAGAAATAAACAAAGTTATTCAGAATTGGCTTGATAAATACGATTTGAGAGATTATGGGTTTTTAATTAAAAATATGGAGATGGTGAGAGTATGAAAACGCTAAAAGAAGAAGTGATTAAAATGCTGATGGATAGGATTGGCGTTGCAGAAGATGAAGAGTTTGAAGCTCGACTTGCAAGTGGAGAATGCGAGGTCAATAAATTTTGTAACGGAGAACTGCTTACAAAATTCAATAAAGAATGGCGTGATGATTTTAAATGGGCGGTTTTTGTAAAATATTTCGATGTCTATGAATTTAAGGTGAAGCCGTTCAAACCGAAAATTGGCGACTGGTATTATCATATCAACATTTTGGGTAATCCAGTTCATGGAGAATTTAAGGGGCATTATAACACTTTTGATTATTTAAACAGAGCAATAGGAAACTGCTTTAGAACAAAAGAATTAGCGGAAGCACACAAAGAAGAAATTTTAAAAATCCTGAAAGGAGAAGGTCATGAATGAACCAATAATAAGCCCATGGATATTCTATGCGGCTGATGTAATGGGCAGTATTAATTTAGTTATTAATGTTTTGGTGTGGATTTTGTGTATAGCTACTGCGATTGCATTTTGCGACTATATGTCGAATAGAAGTCCGTATAAAGAAGCCGAAACTATTCAAAACCGGAAAACATTTCATTCGTTATTAAAAATATTTATCGTTGTCACAATATTAAATATTATAATCCCGGCACGAGACACTTTCTACAAAATGACTATTACAAACTATATAACACCTGCGAATATAGATAAAGCAAGTGATATCGTAGATAAGATAACAGATAAGATTATTGAAAAAATAAACAAGAGGGATAAATGATAAAAGACTTTAAAACCGGGCAGGAATATCTCCAAGCGATATATAATCAACACCGGCGGTACCTGTCGGTGCAAAGAGAGCTTGCGGAATGTAAATCACATATCTATCAAATAAAAGGGCAGCGATACGAAAAAGACAAAGTTTCCGGCGGAATACAGCCCGACCTGTCAGACAGAGTAATACTCGTAGAAAAATACAAAGAAATGGTTGAGCAAGAACATGAAGAGCTCATTATCATGAGGATAGAAGCACGAAGACTGATAGACATGATAAAAAACGATGACGAAAAAACAATACTGCGAGAATGGTATTTAAATCACAGGTCATATAGAGAAATATCAAGAACAATCCGCATAAGCAGGAACAATATTACAAAAACAAAAGAAGCGGCAGAAGTAAGCTTTGAGATAGTATTTCAAAGACTGAAAAGAAAGATATATACTGGCAATAAATAAAAAAAGAAATCCATCGAAAAGGTGGATTTTTTCAATAAAAACTTATGAAAACACTTGACAGTATACCGAAAAAGATATATAATATATACAGAAAGGAGGTGAGAATGATAGAAAAGCAAGACTGGCAGTGGCTAATCGCAATCGTGATTAATGTAATCGTCCAAATCTGGGCGGTACAAGCCACAAAGCAAAAGCCCTCAAATCGGAAGCGCCGAAAACGAAACCGATAAGAGAGCGACGGGTAGGAGGGCGAAAGCCCTCTACTACCTGTATTATATCACAGGAGGTTAAGAATATGAAAACGTATGATGTTTTATTTGCCATATCTGCTATTGCAGGATTATATTTCATCGGTTTGGATAGGTATGGTATTGAGTGCTTAGTAAGCGGCTTAGTTATCGGAGGATATATCGGATGGAGAGTGTCAAAGTAATTGATGAGGTGATGACAACGACAGAAGCTGCAGAGCGATGGAAAGTTTCAGTGGTGGCAATTAAGAAGGCGTGTTCCGGTCAAAGAGGGTATCCGCCGCGGTTTACAAGTGAAGAGTGCCGCAAGTCGGGGCACATCTGGCTTGTAACCAGGGCGGGAATGGAACGAGTTTACGGCAAGATTTAATCAAAATATAATAAAAAAATGCCAAAAAAGCCAAAAAGACCAAAAAAGACAGAACAAGGTATGATAAGATTAAGATGCGAAAATTGAATAGAAGAACTGCAAAGCCATGTAGCCGCTCAGAAATGGGCGGCTTTTGCATTTACTATGATTTCCGGCGGTACTAACTGCTTGACAGGAGAAATATGAGAAGGGCATTGCGCGAATGTGGACATCCGGGGTGCCACGCATTAACAAGAGAAAACTATTGTGATAAGCATAAACAATTGCACATAAGAAATCCGAAAGAGTTTGAGCGGGAGTCACCGACTAAACGGGGATACAATTACAAGTGGACGAAGGCACGTAAAGTATTTCTGGCGCAGCATCCCTTCTGTGAGTGTCCAGAGTGCAAAGCATCAGGACATCCGCTGCCGGCTAATGTTGTCGACCATATCATCCCGCACAGAGGCAATCAGGATTTGTTTTGGGATGAAAGCAACTGGCAAGCAATGAACAAGAGTTGTCACGATAAGAAAACAGCGAGAGAAAACGGCGGATTCGGAAATAAAATTAAAGCTTGACAGACCACCCCCGGGTCAAAAATGTTTTGACCGGATGCGACAGTACCGTGCGCCTCCTCTTTTGTGAAAAAAGTTCGGGAAATGGACCTTACATTAAACTCATGCGATGAAATGTCAATTATGCGCAAACAGCAACATTAAAAAGAAAGGAGGGATAACATGGCTGGGCGTCCGGCAAAACCTATTGATTTGCATATAGTTTCAGGCAATCCAAGTCACCTGACGAAGGCGGAAATTGAACACAGAAAAAAATCAGAAATACATCTCGGAGAACAGAAATTAGTATGCCCGGCTTATGTAAAAACGAATAAAGAAGCATATAAAAAATGGAAAGAAATCAAGAAACTTTACACCGGTTTCAAGTTCGTTTCTTCGGCAGACATCGGAATGATTTCAAGATACTGTATGGCGTTTGCGCAGTACATAGATTTGATAGAACGCCGAGACATGATCGCCCGAATAGAATTAACCGGTGAAGAAACGACGGCAACGCAGGAAATTCTTGAAGTAGAGTACAGTCAACGCAAGGCCGCCAAACTCTATGAAAAAATAGAGTATATCTTATCTACTGGCGGCATAATGGCGATGGATAAAGCAATTAACGCGAAAATGGCGGCGCTTGTACAGATGGAAGATAGATTGTTCCTTTCACCGCTTGCAAAAGTAAAAAATGTACCGAAAGAGCCTGAAAAGAAAGACGAAGACCCGCTAAGCAAAAGGGGTTTTGATGTATGACGCTGAAACAAGAGCTGATCAGGTACAGTAAGAAATGCATAAAAGACAAAACGCATATATGCCAAAAACATCGCTGGGCGTGTATGCGTTTTTTGCGGGATGCAGAAAAAGAAGGTACAAAGAAATTTCCGTATGTCTTTGATGAAGAAAGAGCGGAACGATTCTTCGCGTGGGCGGCCATGCATAAACACACAAAAGGAATTTTAGCCGGGCAGCCTATTATATTTGAGCCGATCCGGCGGTTCATTTTTGGGAATATCTATGGATGGGTCAATAAAGATACGGGGCTCCGGCGTTTTAAAAAAGCGTATTGGCAGGTTGGGAGGAAAAATGCGAAATCACAATCACTCGCCATAGTCGGTGACTATGAAATGATGGCGATGGGAGAGCCAATGTCAGAAGTCTACATCGGGGCTACAAAAAGCATACAGTCTAAAATCATCTACAATGAAATTATAGCGATGCTTAGGCGATGGCCAGAGATGAAAGGAAAGTGGAAAGAAAGTTATGGTACCATCCGACACTTGAAAAGCGATTCGATTATCCGGGCGCTGTCAAAAGATGACGGGAAAACCGGAGACGGGCTCAATCCGCAGTGTGGACTGATTGACGAATATCATGCTCATCCGACGTCCGAAATATTAGATGTCATAGACACCGGTATGATGGCCAGAAAACAGCCGCTGCTGTTTATCATCACTACCGCGGGGACGAACTTCGGGGGACCGTGTTACAGAGTAGAATATCCACTGGTAGAAAAGATCCTTAATCCGGACATTGATTATGACGTACCGGACTATTTCTGTATGGTCAATGAGCTGGACAAAGATAAAGAAGGAAACCTAATTGATGATGTTAAAAACGAAAAATGCTGGATAAAAGCAAACCCGATTGTGGCGACATATCCGGAGGGCATTGCGAATATAAGGAGCGCGTTGAAAGTGGCAGTTGAGACACCAGAAAAAATGTCATCATTTCTCACGAAAAACATGAATATATGGAATCAGCAGTCCGGAGCCTCGTATATGGACATGGGGAAATGGAACACCAGGGGGCGGATAGAAAGTTACGACTTATACGGACTGGATGCATATGTCGGGATGGACTTATCAAGTAAAGTCGATTTGACGTCCATCGGACTGGTTATTCCGGTCAAAAAGGATGTGACGAAGTATATTGTCCTCGGTCACAGCTTCATTCCGGAAGAAACGCTGCAGAGAAAGATAAAAACAGACAGAGTGCCGTATGACTACTATGCCCGCGGTGGCTGGCTGACGGTCAATTCTGGAGAAGTAGTCGATTATCGATACATGACAAAGTGGATGGTGGAAACGGCGGAAGAGCTGGGACTGAACATTAAAGAAATCTGCTATGACCCGTATAACGCAACTTATTATGCGCAGGAACTTGAAAAACTGGAGTATACATGTGTCGAAGTCCGGCAGGGCATGATGACTTTATCCGAACCGACAAAATCATTTAGAGAAAATGCGTATCAGGGAAACATTTTGCATTTTGAAAATCCGCTGCTTGACTGGTCAATCAGTAACGCGGTCACAAAAAAAGACCAAAACGAAAACATCATGCTTGACAAAGAAAAATCAACAAACAGAATTGACCCGATAGCGTCGGTAATCAATGCGTTTACACGTGCGCGGATTACCGAAGAAGATGATATGAGTGATTATATTTTGAGCGACGATTTCAGCTTATAAAGGAGGACATGTGAAAAAGATATTGTATGTGATTGACGACATTTTTCTGTTCGTCGGGTGCATTCTAATGATTGCCGGCGGTGTATTGATATCTCCCGTGGTCGCGGTATATACCGCGGCTATAGAGTGCCTGATTTTGGCATTTATTTTTGCCAAAGCGCAGAGAGGCGGTGGTAAATAATGCTTTTAAGACAGCTTTTTTCAAACCCGACGGACTCGGGTACACTGCTTAGCCCTGCAGACTGGCTCATATCCGCCATTAACGGTGACGGCGTAACGGCGGCAACGGCAAGTAAAAACAGCAACATTTATACGTGCGTCAACATTTTGGCTGACGACATCGGTAAACTGCCGATCCACACATTCAGGACCGGCGGGAAAAAGACGGAAGGGATGAAACATCCTGTCGCTAAACTGCTGTATAAACGACCGAATCCGCTTATGACACCGCTTGCGTTCAAACGAACGCTGCAATATCACATGGGATTTTACGGAAACGCTATCGCTTATATAGAATGGGGAACAGACGGGTATCCGAAGTCATTATGGCCGCTTGACCCGACAAAAACGACGATCCGATTAAACGTGGTCACTGGAACGCTGACATATACGACAAGCGATGCAAAAGGGGCGATGTACCATCTACAGCCGCATGATGTCTTGCATTTTTATGAAATGTCAAAAGACGGGCTCATCGGCGTGCCGAAATGGCGGACGCTGATTGACGAGCTGGACAGCCAAAATGCAATCAAGAAATTTCAGAGCCAATTTTACAAAAACGGAACAATGACGCACGGCGTGTTGCAAGCAGCGTCGAAGATCAATCCGGAAGCGAAAAAGAAACTCCGTCAAGAATGGGAAAAAATCAACGGCGGTATAGATAATGCCGGACGAGTCGCTGTTCTTGACCTGGGAATGGAATATAAGTCGCTTGGCATGCAGCTGGACCAGGCACAGTTTATCGAAACGCAGAAATTCGGAATTAACGAAGTCGCCAAGGTCTACCGGATACCGCCGCATAAGCTGGCGCAGCTGGATCGTGCAACGTACGCTAACGCCGAAGCAATGAGCCTTGACTACATCAAAACAACGCTTCTTCCGATCTTTACATCATGGGAACAGGAAATCAACTATAAACTGTTTACTGAACCAGAAAGAGAAAACTATTATGTGAAATTCAACGCCGCGGCTGAACTCAGAGGCGACAGTAAAGCAAGGGCTGAATACTACAAAGACATGCTCTATGCCGGCATTTATACGCTTAATGAGATCCGCGATATGGAAGAAATGGAATGTATAGGCGATGTAGGGGATATCCATCTTGCATCGCTGAATTATACAGATATTACCGTTCTGAAAGATTTGCAATTAGCAAAAGCGAAGAACGGAACACTGAAAGGAGGTGATGATAATGGGGAAAAGGGAAAGAAGAATCAATCAGACGCAGTTTGAGATTAGGACGCTGGAAGATGGTAAAACTATCATCTTGGAGGGGTATGCCCTCAAGTTCGGAAAACGGTCAGAAGACTTCGGCGGCGTTGATGAAATCTTAGAGCGCGGGTGTCTGGATAAAACGGACATGTCTAACGTCGTAGCGCTGATTAATCACGATCCGAACTATCCGCTGGCAAGAAATACCGTTCGCGAGGGACCCGGGCATCTAAGTCTGTCGGTAGACGACACCGGGCTGCGGTTCAGCTTGATTCCGACCGATACGGCGTATGCTAAGGATTTAATGACGAATATGGCAGCTGGCGTTGTCAATCAGTGTTCTTTTGCATTCACGTTGGCGGAAAGCGGCGCCGACTGGTCATATGAAAGCGAGAAAGACATGTACCATCGGGCAGTCAAGCATATTGAGAGGCTATGGGATGTATCGATTGTCACGACGCCGGCATACCCGGACACCGAAGCGCAGGCTGTACAGCGGTCAATGCAGGAATCGAAAGAAGCATACGTTAATTCTTTGAAAGAAGAGCAAGAAAACATTAGAAAACGAAAGCTCAATATAGAGCTGGAATTGTTAAATCAATAATTGCCGCCGAACGGCGGCTTTTTAAATGGAGGAAGAAGAAATGACAGAAAAAGAAAGAAAATTGCGCCAGAGAATGGCGAAAGTAACCGAAGAAATCCGCGCGTTAATGGCAGATAAAAAACTTGACGAAGCGGAAAGTAAAACAGCTGAATTAAGAGAACTCAAAAGGCAGCTGGAGATTGAACAAACGCTGGCAGATGTTCCGGCAACGGTTCCCCCGGCGGCACGCGCGGCAGAAATCACCGACGAAGAAAAAAGAGATCTTATGTTCAGCGGGCTTGTGAAAGAGATTAAGCGCCAGATGCCGACAGACGCGGAAGCCGAAGTACTGAAAGAAGCAAGAGCCGGTATGAAAGCAGGGGTAGACGCCGACGGCGGGCTTATCGTTCCGCAAGACATCTCAACTAAAATCAACGAACTCAAGAGAGCGTTAAATCCGCTGGACCAGCTTGTCACGATTACACCCACAACCACTATGACGGGGTCACGCGTCATGGAAAAATGGGCAGAAATGACGCCACTTGAAAGCGTTGATGAAATGGCAACAATCAAAGAAATCGACGGTCCGAAATTTGAAAAAATCGCATACGCGATCAAAAAATATGCAGGCATTCTTCCGATTTCAAAAGAGATGTTGTCTGACACAGACCAGAATCTCATTTCTTATGTGAGTGCGTGGTTTGCTAAGAAAGATGTGGTCACAAGAAATAGCTTGATCATCGCAATCATGAAAACGCTGGCAAAGAAACCTGTTGCTAATGTAGACAGCTTGAAAGACATTCTGAATGTGGATCTTGACCCGGCGATTTCTTTGACGTCCGGTATCGTTACAAATCAGGACGGGTTTAATTTCTTAGACAAGTTGAAAGACTCCGAAGGGCGCTACCTGCTTCAGCCGAATCCGCTCAATCCGACACAGAAACTGTTGTTTGCTCATCCGGTTACCGTTGTCAGCAATAAGTACCTGCCGAGTGCGACATCTCCGAAGAAAGTGGCGCCGATTATTGTCGGGTCTCTGGCGGATGCAATCGTACTCTTTGACCGCCAGCTTATTACACTCGAAGGCACAGGTATCGGCGGGAACTCATTTATTCGCGATTCTTACGATATCAAGGCAATTACAAGGCTTGACGTTAAAGCGTTTGACAGTGCCGCAGCAGTATATGGCGAGCTGACGCTTGCATAAGGAGGTATTATGAGCATTCTGGATGGCGTTAAAGCGTATCTCCGAGTTGACGGAAACCAGGAAGATGAGGTCATCCGGACACTCATTGATACAGCCAAAGCGTTTATTTTGCAGGGGACGGGCGTCGAAGTCAAAGAGACTGACGCCCAATCTATCCTTTGTATGCATATGATCGTAGGTTACTGGTACGAAAACAGAAATGCGGTAGGTCAAGGGGCGGAATTACCGTTTACAATTACCGCCCAACTGCTGCAATTAGAAACAAGAGGTGAATGACATGCTGGTAAAAGCACTAGAGAAAATTATCATAAACGGAGCAATCGTCGATGCCGGCGAGACGTACGACGGAACAGCGGAAGAATTAACTGCCTACATTTCCGGTGGATATGTAGAAGTACTTGAACAGGATGAAGACATGGAAGACGATCCGGCGGACAATCAGAATGAAGAAGTAGATCAGGAAGTAGATCAGGAAGATGAAGAGCCGGAGGAAACCCCAAAGGAAAAACCGAAGACAACGAGAAGGACTGTCAGGCGCACGAAGAAAACCGGAGCGTAAAGTATGAATATCGGGAAGATGCGCCACAGGATAGCGCTTAAAAAGCCTATTATCGGTGAGGATGTAGGATTTGGCTCCGTTATCGAATGGAAAGATGTCGGATCCGTGTGGGCGGAATTCTTGAAACAACGTATTACCCCGAGCGCGATTATAGGAGACGGCACGGCTGTCTTGATAACGCAAGGGATAAGAATACGGCCACGAGAAATCGAAAAAGGATGGCATGTTGAAGAAAGCGGACGGACGTATAAGGTGATAGACGTAGATCGTTCGGATCCTGCCGTTTACGTATTAACAACAGAGGCGGTAGAGACATGAGCAGGCGCGGAATCGATATTAAGATGTTCTCGGGAAAGGTAATCCAAAAAGCGGCTAACGACATCAAACGCTACGATAAGGAAACGCAAGGAAAAATCAGGAATGTCATTGCGAAAGGAACGATAGCAGTTATGAAAGCGGCTATTATAAAAGCGCCGATGGGGCCTACCGGAAGCCTGAAAGCAGGAATCCATTCCGAAATGGAACGAGAAAAGCCGCAGGGAATAGTGAAGAGCGACGCCCCGCATTCGCATCTCGTAGAGTTCGGGACAGTTGAACGTATAACATCCAACGATCCGAGAAAAGGCAAAAAAGCCATGCGAATAAACGATAAATTCGTAAGCGGAACTATCCGCACGGGGAAAATGCCGAAACGTCCGTTTATGCGGCCGGCAATGATGCAGGAACGGAGCAAGATTGAAAACGAAATGGAGAAAGTATTTCAATGAGACTTATCAAAGACGTACCGTCAACCGTTCTCAGGATGGCGGTTTTTAAATTACTGAAAGAAGGTCAAACGATACCGATTCACGGCTCAGTTCCCAAAGGTGCGAAACTTCCTTATATCACCCTGGGCGCGGCTACGTTCAAGCCACTGTCAAATAAAGATCTGATTATTTGGGACGCTTCACTGAACGTAGAAGTATGGGCTGGGGAGGATGGGAAAAAACAAGTCAATGAAACGCTAAACGATATATGTGCATTGATATCTGCCTACGGATGCGATATGGAGCTGCCTCAATATCGGATTAATAGTACACAAATTGATCTGGTAGAGGATTTTCCGGAAGTATCCACGGGCTATCACGGCACAGTAACAATATTATTTACTATTCAGAATTTTAACAAGAAAGAGGTATAAAAATGGCTAAATTATCAGCAGAAGAACTTAAAAAACTCCCAGTATATGAGGGGACGTCTATGGCTACAGCGGGAAAAGATACATTGCTGTATATAGATAAGGCAACAACCACAGGGAAAAAGCCGACATGGGTACTCGTCGGAGGACAGAGAAACTCCCCCGTGGAATACAAAGCAGATTCTATTGATGGATCTCACAAGACTTCCGGCGGATGGGGAGAGACGCTCGCGGGTCCGAAGTCTTGGAGCATCAGCTATACAGGCTTGTTAGTCATGGATGATGCGGCACTGTCAATTATGGAGTATGCATTCCACCACGACATCCCGATTCATGTAAAAATCGCATATCCGGATAAGACCTGCCAGACCGGATGGGTTACTATTTCCGATTTCACAAAAGACGTATCTCATGACGGGGTAGCTACCGTTGCTGCTACGTTAAACGGAAAGGGACCGATTTCTGAAATTGCCGCAGACGATGTTACCGGAGGCTAATTATGCGTAAACCGATAGAAATCAAAATTGGAGAGTCAAGGTATCAGTTGCTGTATACGGTAAGAAGCCTTGAGAGATTTGAGCAGTATCTCGGAACGTCTCTCTTTTCAGTTATAAGTTCCGTGCTTGTTAACGGTGCAGTCGGAATGGTACAGAGTGCTACAATACACTTTATCATTTCCGGCTTGCAAGCCGGACTTTTAAACCAGCCGAAGAATTTCGATGCTTATGATTTCGTGGATATGTACTGTGAAAATGGCGGAAACATCGGAGAACTCGCAAAATACATCGTAGATGCGGTGGTTGAATCCGGACTTTTTACACAGGGGACGCCGAAAAAAGAGGCGCCGATGAAAAAGAAGAATCGCCGATAAAGACAATTGAAGACTGGATGCGGTATGCAGAACCGATAGCATACCGCATCGGTTTCAAACCGTCTGAATTTCCGCGGTTAACGCCGCTTGAATTCTATAGATATCTTGAAGCGAGTGACGAACGTCGACGCTTGCAGGATTACCGCGTGGCGTACTTCATTTCATGGCTAATGTCCCCGCAGCTGAAAAAGCCGATAGAACCGCATGAAATTGCGGACCCGTTGTGGATTACGGAAGAAGATAAAGTGAAAAATGCAAAAAAGGAAATGGAATATTTGAAAAAAGTATTCAATTTGGAGGGAGGTGCATAAATGTCTACTATTTCTGATTTACAGCTTAAGATTGGCGCGGATTCGTCAGGACTGCAAAAAGAATTAAATAAAGTACCGGGGACTGTCAAGACAGCGTTTAAAGTTAATCCAGTAAGAGACATGCAGTCTGCACTGGAAGGAACCACGGGAAGTCTTGAAACGCTAATTGGTAAGTTCGGCGGAATGGCGGCACTGGCCGCATCGGGATTCGGACTGACGAACCTGATAAAAGGAGCCGTTGAGGCGGGAAACAGAACATACGAACTCGCACAAAGGCTGCAAATAACTAACGCTGAAGCTGCTAAATTCTCAAGAATACTCAAGCTAACCGGCGGTGACAGCGAACTCGCAGGGAAAGCATTTATGCGTCTCGACTCAACAATCAAAGGCAGTGGAGAGGCGGCCGAAAAGACAAGAGCCGTCTTAAGTGCCGTAGGTGTTACTCTGACAGATCAGAATGGTAAACTGTTGCCGCTTAACGACCAGCTCGCGCAACTGGCGGCAGGTTATCAAAAAGCGTCACAGGCGGGATATGCTCAGGAATTTATCATGAATACACTGGGCGCCCGTGGTCTGACGCTTGTTAAAACCCTGCAAAACTATAATGAAGCATCAGAAAATGCGGCAAAAATCAAGGGCTTAGGACTTGACGCAAAGCAGATGCATGAAATAAGCGTAGAGCTTGATGTAGTGCAGGCACAGCTCGGACAGCTCGCTATTGCGGGCGGGGCTATACTTGCGCCGGTAGCGAAAGAAGTATTGCCGCCGATTTTAGAGGGCTTGTCATCAACTGCTAAATATATAGCAGAAAACAAAGAAAATCTGCTGTCGCTGACTAAGACACTGGTAGCTTTTACGGTGGCGTATAAGACACTGCAGGCATTGCAAAAAGCAAGATCAGCAATGGGATCGCTTGCGTCGATTGGAACTGGAGACGTTTCAGAAGATGCGCTAACAGTACAGCAAGAGAAAAGCATTGCACGCCGGATAAAAAACATAGAAAAAGCGGCAATGGCAGAAGAAAAAGCATATTTGAAGACTCTTAGTACAGCGCGGATGACAGACGCTGAAAAAGAGGCAAGCTACTCAAAATACTGTGTTATGCGAGAAGCTAAAGCGGCTGAAACCGCAAGAGTAGAAGCAGCACGCATGACAGCCGCGTATCAGGAAATCAATATGCAGGCCCGGCAGTCCGCAGCGGTGCAAGCAAGCGCGGCGAATACAGCAGCCAGTGCGCATAAAGCTGCGGCGGGGAAGATGGTTGCGGCTAATACGGCGGCCAGTGCATCGAGCAATATGCTAGCGGCGGAACAAACAATGGTTACCGTTGCTACACAACAGACAGGAAAAGCCGCCGTGGATACTGGTATCAGAATGAGCACAGCAGCGAGGGGGTCACTCGGTCCGTTGCGTCAGGCGGCAAGTGCAGTATGGGCATTGGCCGGAGGATGGTTGGGTGTGGCTGCTGCTATTGTAGCCGCAACGTATAAGCTGTATGAGTTTCATCAGGAAGAAAAGAGAGAAGCCGAAAATGCTCAGTATGTCAACGTAAATGGTAAAGACTACTACTACAGCGAAAAAGACAACACAATGATCCGTGTCAAAGAAAATGGAACACGGATGAATGTTTATAGCCAGGAAGAAAATGATGAAGCCAAAGCGGCATGGAATAGGAAGTATGCTGCCGCTAACGAGAACTCTAAAAAACTTCACGAAAAATATGGTGACGGAACCAACATTGATAAAGGGGCTATAAATTCACAAATTGAGGCGTTAAAAGCCGCTTTTGAATCGGGAACATCTGCAACAAAAGATAATACAAAAGCGATTAAGGAAGCAAAAACGTATCAAGTAGAGGCGCCAATAGGTCAAGAAGTTGTAAATATAGCATCGAGGCATCCTGAAGGGGAACAATGGATGTCGCCGCTTGTTGAAGATGCCCGTGTGCAATGCGCCGCTTTTGTTTCCGCGTTGTATCAGGAAGCAGGTATACAGGGGCTGAACTCAATTAACGGGAATCAGCTTGTAAATCAGTTCGGCACGGCCTATCACACAGCGGGAACGGGATACGTACCGCAGGAAGGCGACATGATAGATTGGAAAGACCATGTCGGAATCTATGCGGGAAACGGTGAGTACATAGCAAGAAACTCGACCGGCGGAGTGCATCGCGGCAGTATGTCGGAAGCAAATCAATGGTTCGGTAATCCGCTTGGCTACGGATCGATAGGTGAATACACCGGGGGAAAAACAGTAACACTCACAACTGATGAAATCGGTAAAAAAGCCAATGAGGCATTGAAACGGTTAAATCAGGCTAAAGAAGAGGCAATCCGGCTGTTTTCGACGATGCAGGAATCTATAGACAGTGAAACCGAAGGCGCATACATGTCCGGTATGAACAAACTGGCTGAAGATATCAGACAGAAACAGGAGGAAATTAACAAACTATCTAATGCCGGTATTCCCAAAGACGCGGTCGAACAACTGCAAAAACAGCTCAATACATACGGAACGGTTATGAAACAGAAGCTGACCGACACATGGACGGAAAGCTGGAACAAAATCAAGACCGAAACGAAGCAGATAGGTGCAGAGCTCACTGGAGACTTTAAAGCACTTGCTGATGCTGAGTATGAGGCTACAGTTAATGCGATCAACAAAGAGAGAACGGAACGCCTAAAAGAAGTTTCTAAAAACAAAGAAGATAAAGAAGCGATGGTGGCTGTCGAAGAATGGTACACTGCTAAGACCGCCGAAGCCGCAAAGAAACGTACAGAGGCATATAAAGAGTCATTTGAAAAACAGGCAAAATACGCAATAGATAACCATCGTTCAGATCTGCTTAGGGCATTAACAAGCAGCCGCGACGGACAAGATTATATGAACTGGAAAGGACAGACAGAAGCCCTCGAAACGTATCTGAGTGTATGGAAGACAGGGCATGAGTCAATGCAGTCGCAGATTGCAGAACTTGCGGAGAGCTCAACTGATAAATTCCAAGAATTTTTCCAAAACATTTTGACAGGATCCGAAACACTCGGAGACTCGCTGTATAATCTCATAACAGGAATCGGAGAGACAATACTACAGCAGATTACGCAACAATGGGCAGGGCGCCTGACAGAATCTCTATTCGGCGGCAGCCTGCTCGGTGGAGGAAATAATAACAACAGTAACGGCGGAACATACGACAATGGTATGAATACGATGTTTGACGCGTTCAAAAACAACCTAAGCGCGTCTAATGTAGCACTGGGACTTTTCTCCAGCAGCACACAAAAAGGCGGAATGGTCATGGGCGCATATAATGTCATCCAAAACGCTATTAATACAGGCACAAAACCCGCGGAAATCGGAGCAAATACTAATGCTACCGGAGCATTGACGGCGTTTACGACAGCAGTTGGATCAGCGACCACGGCATTGCAGCTTATGTCTGCAAAGTCAAGCTCTGGTTTAGGTATATTGGGACTTGCGACCGGCGGACCTATCAGCGGTCCGGGGACGGCTACATCAGACAGCATTCCAGCTTGGCTGTCTAATGGTGAGTACGTTCTCAATGCTGACGCTGTCAGAAAAGTAGGATTACCGCTGCTTAATGCAATCAATTCAGGACGTATGCCGCGTTTTGCAAAAGGCGGAGCGGTAAAGACTGCAGACATCCGGAATATAGAGTCAACAACGATCACGAAAGGCGGAAACAGATCAGTACATTTAGACATCAATACTCTTGATGCCGCATCGTTTGCTGATTTCTTGCGTAACGGCGCCGTAGACGAAATTCGGAAAGCATTTTTTGAAGAAGATTTGAATTTTGCAGGAAGTAGCGGGGTGTTCTGATGACACTTAGGAAATTCCCGGAAGATCTTAACGGATTAGCTTGGGAAAGTATAAAATCAATGGAATGGAATACAAAAGTACAAAAATCGGGAAGCGGTAAAGTACGTACGCTTACAACACAGCTATTGCCGAACTGGACGATAGAAACGAAATTCCAGATATTGACTGATGAACAATATAGAAAGCTGCTGGGATTTGTAGCGCTGTTAAAAGGCGCACATATCCCTTTTTTGTGGCTTGATCCGGAAGACTATGAAGAAAAAGGAATCCAATTGCCGTTGATCACGGACGGAGCCTATCAAGCCGTTATGAAAATGGGCGACTATGTAGAACCTGTCGAGTATATCGAAAAAGTGACGGTATACGTAGACGGCGTGAAACAAGCAAGCAGCGCATATACAGTTACCGGCGGGACGGTGAAGTTCAAAACTGCACCAGTGAGTACGGCAAAAGTTACAGCGGACTATACATATTACTGGAAAGTTATGTTTGCAGATGACGGAATAGATATCGAGCGGCAGTATCTTAACATCAACAAGTCTAAAACATTTAAGTTGGAGGTAGTCCGATGAAAACAGTGGATAAAGCTCTTGAGACTTATCTTGAGACAGAAAAGAAGATTACTTCTTGCGATCTATACGATCTTGTCTTAGATAACGGAAATAAGTATTACTATGCCGATACCGATATAGACATATCGTTTAACGGGCATACGTACTTACATAACGCGCTGTTGATTAAGCGGCAGCAAGTCAAGATTCATGATCGTGTGGTAGTTGACACGATGACCGTCACCGTCCAGGCGGATAAAAACGACAAACTGGAAGGACTGCCGTTCTTACAAGCGGCGCACAGCGGAGTGCTTGACAGAGCTAAGCTGTATCTCCGCCGCTGCTTCTTCCGCGATCAATCTGTCGTGGGGGCAATTGACATGTTCGGCGGAAACGTAGAAGTTAAATCGGCAGGCGGCATCAAGATTGAATTGTCGGTGAAAGCAGAAACACAGGGCCTCAACATGGAATTTCCTGTCCGCAGGTACTATCCGCAGGGAAGCTACACGACGAATGAAGATGGCGTTATTTACAGCAAAGAAACCGACGCCGCGACGTTGATTGCCCCATTTGTACCACGGCGAGAGGTGCTCATATGACAGACGGTGAAAAAATAGCAAAAGCAGCTGCAGAATGGCTGGGCACGCCGCACATCAATGGGGCGAAGGTAAAAGGCCGCGGAGTAGACTGCGGCATGCTCTTGATGGGCTGCGTAGAAGATGCGGGACTGTTAAAAAAAGACAGTATCTCGATCGAACCATATTCTAACGAATGGCATCTGCACCACAGCGAAGAATGGTTTTTGAGCTATGTGCGGAAGTATTGCGACGAAGTAGAGACAATGCAGCCCGGGGATTTTCTGTTGTATCAGTTCGGACGGTGCATTTCACACGGTGCCGTCTATGTCGGAAAAGGACGTGTTATTCATGCTTATATAGACCGCGGCGTAATCATGACGGACATTTCCGACGTAATGTTTTTCGACGCGAAGGGCAGGAGCCGCCTGCGCGGCATATACCGATTTAACAAAAAGAAGGTGAGACGATGAGCTTTTTTCGTGGACGCACGACAACGACAAGAGCAAATAAAATAAGTGAATTTACAGTCAATACCGCGGAATACGGAGCCGTCGTACCGGAAATCATCGGCACTGTACGCACTGCGGGAAATGTGATCTATTATGACGATTTTACTGCCCATGAACACCGAGAAACGCATAAAGCAGGGAAGGGCGGTAAATCTAAGCAAGTCAGCATTACTTATACCTACACGGTAGCGGTCATTTTAGGACTTTGTGAGGGTCCTGTTTCTGGGATCGGAAAAGTGTGGATCGGTAAAAATGTACACAATTATCCGGCGGACGACATTCAACTGACGCTGTTTGACGGCAAAGAGAATCAGCAGCCGTGGGCGTACACGCAAAGCAAGCACCCGGATAAGGCACTTCCGTATCCGGGGTTGGCATACATGGCGGGCGTTATTGATTTAGGTGATTCCGGCTCCATGCCATCGTATAACTTTGAGGTTAAAGGCAGGTTATTAGAAACAGGGGACGGCATAGACGTTAATCCTGCGGACTACATCCGATATGTCTTAGATAAAATCGGTAAAAAGGATATACAGATTATTGGGCTGGACAACTACAGAAAATACTGTAAAGAGGCCGACCTTTTAATTTCCTCTCCGCCGGACGAAGACGCAAAAGCCGCCCGGGAAGTCGTAAATGAAATCGCAAAACTGACCAATGCGTATGTTTTTTGGAGCAATGATAAGCTAAAAATTGTACCGCTGGCAGATAGACCAGTCGGCAGCTGGGCACCGGATAAAACGGGCATTACAGACCTGACAGCGGATGATTTCCTGCCGCAGACTGGCGGGGCTCTTGTAACGTATAAAAGAAAAGACAGCTCTGCGATTTACAATCAATTCCCGGTTGAGTTCATTAATCGCGCGAACGGCTACGAAAAAGAATCCGTCAGCTACGAATTCACCGAAGACATCAAGAACTACGGCGTAAGAGCTGCCAGCGTAACGAATGCTCATTATGTCTACACGAAAGAACGGGCAGTTAAAATTGCCGAACAATTAGCAAGAAACAACAAGTACGAAAGAACGCAGTATACGTTTAAACTCGACTGGAGCCTGTGCCGCTTAGAAGTCGGCGACTTGGTAAGATTGACCGATGAAAATTCGGGTATCTATGAGCAGGTCGCAGTTATTAACGGCATCACAGAGGGCACCGACGGATGTCTGACGGTAACGGCCATATCAAGAGCACCGGGAGATTATCCTGCGGCAAAGTACAACGTGCACGCAAACGATAGGCCGTATATTGATTACAACAAAACAGCACCGGACACCATTCCAGTTATTTTCCAGCCGCCTGCAGATCTTACCGCAGACGGCTTAGAGCTGTGGATAGCGGCAAAAGGCAAAGCGGACGGCTGGGGCGGCTGTACTGTCTACGTGTCTGACGACAACACAAATTACCGTACTGCCGGGCAAATTGCAGGATCCGCACGGTGCGGTAAATTAATGCATCCGTTGTCACCGATGCCGAACCATCCGAGCGGCAATCAAGCAATAGTAACATGTAATGATCAGCTGCTTAGCGGTACGCCGCAGGACGCGCAGCGCAAGAACACTCTGTGCTGGATTGACGGCGAATGCATGAGTTACATCAACGCTAATTTGCAGTCGAACGGTGCGTGGCTGCTATCCGGATTGTACCGCGGGCAATGTAATACGGCTGTCAGAACGCACGCTAAAGATACAGACTTTGTTCGGCTTGATAATTCGGTATTCAAAGTACCGTTTACGAAAGACGACATCGGCAAGAAGATTTACCTGAAATTCTGCTCGTATAACATTTTCGGCGCGGGCAATCAGGATCTATCCGAAGTTAAAGCTTATGAGTATACATTAGCTCCGTACTACATCCCGCCGGTTACGAATTTAACCGCATATAACCGTTACAGACAGCTCGCGGACGGCGTGTCTCGCTATGATATCGTTGTCAGCTGGACACCGCCGGAACTGCAGAGTTACATGCAAGGCGATATCTGGTATAAGACCAGCAACGCACAGGCAAAAGATATCGTTATCAAAGAAGGTACGAAAGGCTCTGAACTCGGATTCGACGGTGAATGGACGTTTGGTGGCAGCGGTAAAGACCAGGTCGTTATACCGCAGGCAATCGTTGGAGATACCTACTTAATCGCAGTCTGTACAAAAGACGAATGGGGCGAAACGACAAGTCCGGACACATCTCCACAGATGAAGATACTTGTCGCGCTTAAAACGGAAATACCGAATACGCCCGACGGATTCGGTGTAGATTTTGGAACAGCGTGCACTGCCAGCTGGAAAGAAGTTACGAATACCGATGTTGCGTTTTACGAGATCCGAACAGATGAAAACGCAGGTGCTGAAACGGCGAGACTGTTAGCACGAACGAATAACTTGTCCGCTATACTGCCGCTGACTGAACGGAGCGGGAAACTGTATCTATATGCTAAGTCCGCAATCGGTAAATACTCTGCGCCGGCTATTTTACAGTACAATAAACAGCCGCCGCGGAAACCATCGCCGCCCGTACTCACAAGTACAATCGGGGGCTTTGGGCTGACTGCAGAAGCGATTCCGAAAGACTGTGCCGGCATGAACATTTATATAAATGGCGCGGACGGGCAGAAGACAATCAAGACCGAAAACAACAGCTACAGTCACACTTGCGGCGCGGGTATCTATGACGTATCCATTGCTTATTATGACCTGTTCGGCGAAGGCGAAAAGTCAGGAGAAAGCCGTGTTATTGTCAAAATCTCAATTAGTAAAGATATGCTTGAAGATGAGGCAATCAGTCTTGAAAAAGTCGATGAGCTAATCAAGCAGAAGCTCGAGGCTGGCGCTATCGCAAAGCAAGACGTAACTACAATAGTCTCTAACCTCGGAAATCTCATGCTTGCAAAAGCCAATTACAGTGCGATCGCTCAAATGACCGACGCAATCAATTTGCGGGTGCAAAAAGGTGATGTTATCAATCAGATTAACTTGTCGCCGACCACGACGACAATAGACGGAAAGTATCTGCACATCAAGAGCACTACGGTTATAGATAACAATGTTATTGTGAGCCGCATGCTTGCGGCAAAAGCGGTTACAGCTGATAAGCTGGCGGTTACATCGTTATCAGCAATCACAGCAAATATCGGATTGTTGAGGACAAAGACAAACGGAGCACGAATGGAAATTAAAGATAATTTGATTGAAGCATATGGCTCCGATAATAAGCGATATGTGCGGATGGGGGTGTGGTAATGGCACACGGATTACAAGTCTTTAACAGCAATGGCGATGTTATCACAGATTTAACAAAAAGATTTGCAAAAATCATAGAGAAGAAAACTGTAACCGGAACGGGAGAAATTAACGTAGCAGACTATGGAGCACCAAATAATAGATTTTGGTATTTTATTATCTCTCCGTCCACGAGCGACAGCGAAGAGATACTCCCGTTACTACGCATAACCGAACAAGGTAAAAAAATAATCTGGAAAAATATAGAGCAACCATTAACCTTTTATTTTGGAGTCTACTAATATGAAATTCTTTGAAGTATTAAGTCCTGACGGAGCCATTGTTATTGATAATAATTTCAAGAACATAGAACTGTTAGACCATTTCCCATTGTCGGATTGTACGTTTCATCCGAACCACCTTTCTCAAAATCATGGTTCGTATTCTTTATTGCGTAGCAACCCTAAAGCCACATTAGTTGGCATCAGTCTGAATGGATTGAACGGTGTAAATCGCTTCGGGTTTTCCGCTAACGTTGGTGGAATAGAATTTTACGACAATCATAGCGGAATAGGAAACCATGGCATATTACCGGTAAAACGAGACGATATTGCAAATACAGCACACGTCTACTTATTCGGGTTTGGTGACGATGAGCCGACGGAACACAGTACCGGACTGGAAATTTGCAACGCGGACGGAAAGATAATTTATAGTTCAAACAAAAGGTATCTTAACGTGTTGGGGTGCGGAAGTGAACAAAGTGAAACAGTGCAGATGAACGGTACAACTATCGCATTTACACTCGGCACTGACCACGTCACAAAAATATATGAAAATCACAAGGTGGGAGCAAAAGGAGTTGAATATGACAGATACCCGAGATTTACGGTCAATGAAAATAGCATATCCGTCGGGATGATAGAAGCACGAACTGTTTATATACCAGCCGGTGACGACCCACCTTGGGGATGGCACTTAATATTTCATTGTTACTATAATTTTGGCTGGTTAATTGGAAATGTTGTTATTTAAAAAGGAGAGAAATCATGAAAAGAACATGTAAAGTAAACGGTAAAGTATCTTATCCGCAGAACGACGGGGTTTTAACGACGTTTAGCTTTCATAATCCGGAAACAGGCGAAGTCTATGCTATGTCAACAACGTCGCAAGAAGAAACGGACGAACTGAACTACGGCGATACTGTCACGCTTGAAATCAGAAAATCAGAACCTGAAACGGTCGAAGCGCCAAAAAAAACCGAGGTATCCGAATGAAACCACAGACATTTCAACATCCGGAAATAAGAGATGAGAATGACAACATCATACAACCTGGAGCCTTCGGGAAAAACACGCCGTTTTGCACGAAAGGGAATGACGGTATCTTAGACTACATTGCAAACGATCTGGAGTATCTATATAAAAAAAGTGAATCGGCGGATAATGATAATCTCAAAGCAAAGTCATTAGAGGTGACAGGTACGAGTGCAGCACCAACGGCACCGACAGGTGACAGTTCTAAAACAATTGCGAATACAGAATTTGTGCAAAACGCAGTATCCGGACTTGTCGGAGCCGCACCGGAAACTCTTGATACGCTTAACGAATTAGCGACAGCACTCGGTAATGACCCGAACTTCGCAACGACGATAGCTAATCAAATTGGTAAGAAAGCAAATCAATCTGATTTAGAAACCGTGTCGACAAAAGTAGACAAAAAGGCGGAGCAGACGGACTTAGAATCCACGGCGTCGTTTGTCAATCGCCTGCAACGCAAGAAAGCATATAAAATCGGCGATATCGTTTATTCTGCAAAAATGCCGTCATGGGCATATCTCGAGTGCACGAAGGCAGGAACCACAGCGGCTACAGAACCAAATTTGTCAACTATATCGGGGGGGGTAGAAGTTAATGATGGAAGCGTGAAGTGGACGGTCAAGACGGTAACCGCAAAAGAATATGTTGATGAAAAATTTGATAATTACGGACGGATGGAAACAATTAATGCGACTATAGACCCACAATACGTTGAAAATTTATCGTGTGTAAAAATAAAAAACATAGTGCATCTTTTTGTACGAATGAAAGGTGCAAAGGAAGGTCTCATTGAAATTGCATCGGGGCTACCAAAATCATTTATAAATCTTGAATTTTATGCCCCTATAAACAACAGCAACGGTAAAGCTGTACGATTGACAATAAATACAGACGGTAAACTATATCTCAGTTATACGGATGAATATACTACATCGCCAGGACATGAATCTGTTGCGTGTTTAGTATATTTAACAAACGATTGAAAGGAGTAAACAAAATGCAGGAAATCACAGATGGAAGCGCAAAATTCCGAGTAGTAGACAAGAGATTAAAAGCGATGATTGACATACTCTACCCGGTCGGCATAGTAGTAACAACAGCAACCGATGACGCATTAAAACCCGGTGAAGCAGACGGCTTAGCACAATGGGAAGAAATTGCACAAGATAGAATTCTGCAGGGAGCATCGAGCGGAGCTGGCGTAACAATAGAAGCGGGTTTGCCAAATATAACCGGATACATAATAGGGTATGGTGGTAGAACAGGATTTGGAGGGGCAGGCGGAATGGCTTATCTATCTGATGAGCAAGAAAGAATCCCGTCGATGGGAGATATTGTTCCGGGAAATACGTCTTCGTTAAAAGCAGTGCTTGACGCGTCAAAATCAAACAATATTTACGGGAACTCAAGCACTGTACAGCCACCCGCGTATAAAGTACATTTTTGGAAAAGGATAAGTTAATCATGACATTTTTTCAAAAATTAAAAAGAAAAATCCGTAGATACAGCAAGCCACCGTATCTGTGGGGTGGATTCGTCACCTGTGTTTTTGTCTTAGACTTGATAGACTTCGCGGAATACTTCTGCCGGACAAGTCTCAATCTCTTGGACAAATGGGAATCGAAAACGGTCGTAAGCGTTGTGCTGATGTACATTCTTTCGTTCATTAACAGCTCATACGGCGTCGTGCTCAACGCTTATTTCTGGTTGATTATCATTGACATCAGCACACGCTGGCTCGCCATCGGGTATCAGTATCTTGTAGATAAAGGCATGGATCCTGACTACTTGACAACCCGTGAGAAGCTGTATGGCATTGTTCTTGCGTTCAATGCAAAACGGCTAAAATCTAAAATTATGCTGTGGGGATTTTTAACAAAATTCATTCTCTTCACAATTCTTATTCTTACTGCTTCACAGATTGACACGGTCTTATCGGCAATAGAAATCCCGCTTTCGTGGCCGGTGCTTAAATTCATGTTCGGGTATATTTGCTACAACGAGATACTGTCGATTTGCGAGAATTTGAGAGACGCCGGCAATCATCATATAGATAAGTTGATAACATTACTTGATAATAATATTTTTGCGAAGCTCAAGAAATAACCGCTAAATGGCGGTTTTTAGATGGAGGTAATCATGACACTGCAAGAATTCAAAGCAGCGCTTTTAGACGCAAAAGAAATCATACAGGACAAGGCACGCGGGCTGGGGCGTGATGTAAAAGCGTATTGTCACTGGACTGGCGGAGATTACAACACGGACAGTGATGATTATCACATATGTATCCGCGGAGACGGGACAATAATTAACACATTACCGTTATATATGACTCCGGAAGCAACATACCACCGAAACACGGGATCTATCGCAATCACACTGGACTGCTGCCGCGGTTATACGGCGTGGTCGCATGAAGACGTGGAGCTCGGAGACTGTCCGCCGACCGACGCGCAGATCGAATGTCTGGCGCAGGTCATCGCAGTCATCTGTGATGTAATGGAGATACCGGTAGATATACAGCATGTCATGACTCATGCCGAGGCTGCAGATAACATGGACGGTGAGTATTATCACGAACCGTACGGACCGGAAAACGGATGCGAAAGATCAGATTTGACGATCTTACACGCAGGAGAAGAGTGGATGTCCGGCGGAGACATCCTTCGCGGCAAAGCTATATTTTATATGAATCAAAGGAGTGCGTAATGTGGAAAAGAAGAAAATTATCACTATTGCTTGCGCTATCTTTGCTGTCTGCGCCGTGCTTGTCTATCTCATATGCACAGGCACCACAGGCAGTCGAAACAGTAACAATGCAAAGGACGCAGTACGAGAAGCTCAAGAGTATAGCACAAAATCAGCAGATGCGGTTAAACGAGCTGGAGATCAAGTTAAATCGGCTGGAGAGCAACTCGACCGAAGCATCTCAAGAGTTGACCGAGCTACGGAATCAGCTGACAGAGTGCAAGAAAGAATTGATGAGAACTCAAGAACAATTGCAGAGTGCCGCGACATCATTGCGGACAGCAGAAGAGAACTTAACGAAGCTGCAGAACTCTTTAGACAGATTGACCGAGAAAATTGATGAATTAACACATGATTTGAAAATTGCTAAGCGGCAAAGAAACCTCTGGTCATACATCGCAGGAGCAGTGGCAACAGGCTGGCTGGTAGACAGATTAAGTAATTAACGGGGCGGGAAACCGCCCTCTTTTTTTATTGCGTGAATTAATTTATAGTGGTATTATATAGACGTCAGAGGGAAACCTCTGTGGGTTTAAATAATCTGAAAAAGGAAAAGGAGCAGGGAGAAATCCTTGCTCTTTTTCTGTTGCATGATATAAAAAATAGTTATAGCAAAACACTTGAAAAGATATTGACAAATCAAATATGATATTATAATATATAATCAAGAAAGGGGAATAACCCCGCAGATTATTTAAAACCATAGGAGGAAAGCAAAATGATTAGAAACATCGGAATCGAAGAAGGCGGAAGAATTTTAACAGATGGAAGCCGGACAATAAAATTTGAAAGAGTAGACCGCGGATATGAAATGTACGAGCTAAGCGGGAACAGATATACCCGCTGCGGAATCGCGAACGCAGACGAAGAAACATCAGATGCGGATTTGTGGGCAATCGCCACGGATGATTTGTACTAAAAAAAGGAGGCATAAGAAATGGAAATTGCAATTACGGACAGAAATAACGAAATCAGGGATCTCAACTACCGGAAAAACGGACTCGATTATACCGAAGACTTGGTGGGATTTGGACCGATGCCGGCGTATAACGATGATGTTGACGCCTATGAAATGACGGAAGATGAGTATAACTGGTGGAAAAATCTCATTGCAATGCAGGAACGTTGCGATGAACTGGAAGAAGAAATCAGTGACCAGGACGCTATTGAAGAAATGAAAGAACAGTGTGGAAATACCGATCTTGAAGACAGCATAAGACAGTATAAGTATCTGCTTGAAGAATATATTGAAAACAAAAAAGGAGAATGAAAAATGGAAGTTACTAAGAAAATAATAAGCAGGTTGCGGGCTGTTGCTTACGAAGAATTAAGAAAAAATTACACAAAAGATGAGTGGGATTCGATTTTCGCGGGAGGTATAACGGTCGCGTATTTAGTACAAATGAGAGACCACAGAAAAAAAGTATACAGAATTTTGCAGTATACAACACAGATGAATACTGCAACGATGGAATCCTACGGAATTAGTGCGGACGGGGAAATAGACATACTGGGGATAATAAATCGGCAGACCAAAACGTTAACTCCAGTGGAATCATGGGAGGAAAAACTCTAATGACTACAGAAAAAGAAAATACCGGCTGGGGCGGGCGTCGTAAAGGGTCCGGTGCTAAAAGAACACTGCCGGAAGGCGCAAGAACTCGGTCTATTAATATGACCGACGAGGAATTATTAAAAGTCAAAAAAGTTTTAAATGAGTTAAGGAGGAATAAAATGTTTAAATTGTATGGAATGAAAGACGTCAAAAAAGGTATTTTGTTCAATATCGAGGGGAGCCCGAACGGAGTGATCGCCGTCGCTACCGCATTGAAACCCGGACTGAATGAAAGAGTAGAGCTTGTCGATGATAGATTTAGAACAAGGTTCAATGTTTATGTAAGCACCGAACCACCTGCCAATTCCCGGGTAAAAAAATCAATGATCGGTGAAACTGTTCTTATCGGCAGCGGCAACGATCTAAACGATTTGAAAGAAATAGAAACATACGGATTGGTCAGAATTAACATATATAAAACTTCCGACAAGGTTTATGTTCATGTAGAAGAGTTGGATACAGGGGCGATTACGGTAACCGGAGAAGGTACAGACTGGGACATCGAAGAAAACAACGGACGTTTTAAAAATATAGATGACTATATCGATTGCTTTGTTCAGAATAAAGAAAATGTAAAGTCTGTAAAAAGGATATCTAACGATACGATAGAGATCGTCTGGTACGATGCAGAATTTAAAGGGTATATGAAATCAAAGTGTCAGTTTTGCGTGACAAAAGATCTGATCGGGTCAGTCACGCTCGATATGGATGTTGTGAGAAAAAATGATGCGGATAAAGCGTAATACAAAAAGAGCGATATCATTATCGCTCTTTTTTGCAAAGTGCTCCACAAACTGCTCCACATTTTTTGGTTTGTGGTATGTATTAATAAGTATATGCGGTTAAATATCCGATAAATACTCATTGTTTATCATGGAGCGCCTAGAGGGATTCGAACCCTCGCACCTGGTTCCGGAGACCAGTGCTC